TACATGTCGATACAGATAACACCGGATAACGCTGTAGCGTTGCCAGATAAACAGACCGACGACGTGCCAGACTCGGCACGCGAAGCAGTCGAGGTGTCTTCGACGACGGCGATGGTTTTGCAAGAACTAGGTATGGGGTTTGACATGACCCCCGAGGACGAAGAAAAGGCCAATGCCCTCTTTGCTCAGTTAGCCCATAACGGGAAAAACAAAAACCTCCCGGTAGATTTAAATACTCCCGAGATCGCGGCTAGGGTCGGCGGCATGCTAAAAGCCTATGACCACCAAGTGGTTGCCGATGCAGTCCAGTTACGGACAGTGATTACTAACAAACTTATTCTTTTGGCGGACTGCGGGGATACCAAGTACGAACTCAAGGCTTTAGAACTGCTTGGCAAGATCCAAGATGTGGGCCTGTTTTCAGAGAAGTCCGAGGTCACAATTATTCACAAGACCAGCGAAGACTTGGAAAAGGCTATCCGCGATAAAGTACGCCGCCTGATTCACTCAAATACGATAGACGTAGAGCCAATTGTTGATGACTTAGAAGCAGAACTGGGCGTTAAGCCCGAGGAAATTGATGCAAGCCCCGACGCTACAGGAGTTACAGAGTCTATTGGCGATCCTTCCGAGCCTGCCTGACGCCGAAAAGCGTAAGGTTTTCTCTCAGTTAGAGCAGTACGAGAGGATAGCGGAGCAGGAAAAAGCCAAAACGAACTTTATGGAGTTTGTCCATAAGGTATGGCCTTCCTTTATCTCCGGCAGACATCACGCCAAGATGGCTCGTGCCTTTGAACGGGTGGCGAGGGGAGAACTAAAGCGCCTCATTATTAATATGCCACCCCGACACACTAAGTCTGAATTCGCTTCCTACCTCCTACCAGCGTGGTTTTTGGGCAACTACCCGGGTAAAAAAGTCATTCAGACCAGCCACACAGCCGAACTAGCCGTTGGGTTCGGTAGAAAGGTGCGAAATCTTGTCGATCAAGAATCTTATAAGGCAGTATTTTCTGGGGTTGAGTTACAAGCGGACTCTAAGGCTGCTGGCAGGTGGGCGACTAACGCTGGTGGAGACTATTTTGCTATCGGTGTGGGGGGTGCTGTCACGGGTAAAGGCGCGGACTTGCTCATTATTGACGACCCGCACTCGGAACAAGAAGCCGCCTTGGCGGAAATAAACCCCGATATATACGACAAGACATATGAATGGTACACATCTGGGCCACGGCAGCGTCTACAACCGGGTGGCGCCATCGTAGTTGTTATGACACGGTGGTCAAAGCGTGATTTGACGGGGCAAGTGCTCAAAAGTGCGGCTCAAAGGGGCGGGGATGAGTGGGAAGTCATCGAATTTCCGGCTCTTTTACCGTCTGGGAACCCACTTTGGCCTGAATTTTGGTCTCTAAAAGAACTTTCCGCCCTAAAAGAAGAACTTCCCAACAGCAAGTGGCAGGCGCAGTACCAGCAGAACCCAACTTCTGAGGTTTCAGCCATTGTGAAGCGGGAATGGTGGCAGGTTTGGGAGAAAGAAGACCCACCATCCTGTGAATTTACTCTGATGGCGTGGGATACGGCATTTGAGAAGAGCCAACGCGCCGACTACAGTGCTCTGACTACTTGGGGGGTGTTCTACCACCCAGACGATACTGGGATTTCACAGGCAAACATCATACTTTTGAACGCTTTTCGGGAGCGCATGGAGTTCCCACGGCTTAAACAAGAGGCCATTGACCAATATAAAGAGTGGGAGCCGGATAGCGTAATTATTGAGAAGAAAGCCTCTGGGGCGCCCCTCATATACGAGATGCGGGCGATGGGTATACCTGTTCAGGAGTTCACGCCGAGCAAAGGTAACGATAAAATTTCAAGACTTAACGCCGTGTCAGACCTGTTTGCCTCTGGTAGAGTGTGGGCACCGAACACCCAGTGGGCTGAAGAAGTCATAGATGAGGTTGCATCTTTTCCGTCTGGCGAGCATGATGACTATGTTGACAGCGTGTCCCTCGCGTTGATGAGATTCCGCAAGGGCGGTTATTTACGCACTAATTTAGATGAGCCTGATGAAACAAAATACTTTAAACGCAAGTTTGAGGGCTATTACTAAGGACAAAATATGGCAATTGCTAAAGCACTAGGGCAAGCCCCGATGGGACTAGATCTCGAAAAAATGATGGATGAGCCTGCTCTTGAGATAGAGATTGAGGATCCCGAGGCTGTGCGCATTGGGATTGATGGGAAGACTATATTAGAGATTGAGGAAGTAGAAGTTGAAGATGACTTCAACGCCAACCTCGCTGAAGAGATGGACGAGGGTGAGTTAACAGAGTTATGTGGTGATTTGATTGGCGAGTTTGAAGAAGATTTATCCAGCCGCAAAGACTGGATGCAGACATACGTAGATGGCTTAGAGTTGCTGGGTATGAAGATTGAAGAGCGGACAGAGCCTTGGCCCGGATCTTGTGGTGTCTACCACCCACTATTAAGTGAAGCGCTGGTTAAGTTCCAAGCCGAGACAATCATGGAGACCTTCCCATCGGGAGGCCCAGTTAAGACTCAGATTATTGGCAAAGAGACACTAGAGAAAAAAGAAGCCGCAGTGCGTGTCAAGGACGACATGAACTATCAGTTAACCGAAGTGATGGTCGAATACCGGCCTGAGCACGAGCGGATGTTGTGGGGCTTAGGTCTTTCGGGTAATGCGTTTAAGAAAGTCTATTACGACCCATCTCTAGAGCGGCAGGTATCTCTGTTTGTCCCATCTGAAGATGTCGTGGTTCCGTATGGTGCTTCAAACATTCAAACTTCTGAGCGTGTAACTCACGTAATGCGTAAGACGGAGAATGAGTTACGCAAATTACAAGTAGCAGGATTTTATAGGGATGTAGAACTTGGTGATCCAGTTGATTCATTCGACGAGGTGGAAAAGAAGATTGCTGAGAAGATGGGCTTTCGTGCCTCATCTGATGACCGGTACAAGATCCTTGAGATGCACGTTGACATCGACCTCCCGGGATACGAGGACAAAGATGAAGACGGAGAGCCGACGGGGATTGCTTTACCTTACGTTGTTACTATCGAAAAAGGCACCCAGAACGTCCTAGCCATTCGCCGGAATTGGAACCCAGATGATGATACTAAGCAAAAACGCAATCATTTTGTCCATTATTCATACATCCCGGGATTTGGCTTCTACGCTTTTGGTCTCATTCATCTCATTGGCGCTTTTGCTAAGTCTGGCACTTCTATTATTCGCCAACTTGTTGACGCTGGTACTCTCTCGAATCTCCCCGGAGGATTCAAAACTAAAGGTCTTCGGGTTAAGGGGGATGACACGCCAATCGCTCCGGCGGAATTCCGAGATGTAGACGTAGCCTCTGGCACGATCAAAGATAACATCATGACGCTTCCATACAAGGAGCCGTCTCAAGTATTATATTCCCTACTGGGCACCATAGTTGAAGAAGGTCGTAGATTCGCTAGTGCAGCGGATCTGAAGGTATCCGACATGAGTGCCCAGTCCCCCGTAGGGACTACGCTGGCTATATTAGAGCGGACGTTAAAAGTGATGTCTGCTGTTCAGGCACGTATTCACTACAGCATGAAGCAGGAGTTCAAACTCCTTAAGACTATCATCCGTGACTACACCCCAGAAGAGTACACATATGAGCCGGTAGAAGGGCCACCACGGGCTAAACAGTCAGACTACGATAATGTAGACGTAATTCCTGTAAGTGACCCCAACGCGGCAACCATGTCGCAAAAGGTTGTTCAGTATCAGGCGGTTATGCAGTTAGCCCAGCAGGCGCCACAACTCTACGATCTCCCCTTCCTACATCGCCAGATGCTTGAAGTGTTGGGTATCAAGAACGCTTCTAAGTTAGTACCTACAGAGGACGACGAGAAGCCACGCGATCCTGTATCCGAGAACATGGACATCCTTACTGGCAAACCGGTCAAGGCATTTATTTACCAAGATCACGAAGCACATATCGTTGTTCATATGTCTGCTATCCAAGATCCGAAGATTGCACGTATGGTTGGTCAGTCACCAATGGCTAATCAGATGATGGGTGCAATGGCTGCGCACATTCAAGAACACGTAGCCTTTGAGTACCGTCGTCAGTTGGAAGAGCAACTTGGCGTACCCTATCCGGCGCCAGACCAAGATATGCCGGAAGATTTGGAAGTACAGATTTCTCGTTTGGCAGCAGCAGGAGCACAAAAACTTCTTGCCAAAAACCAAGCCGAGGCAGCACAGCAGCAGGCACAACAGGTCGCACAAGATCCTATTGTCCAGATGCAACAAGCAGAGTTGGCTATCAAACAAGCCGAACTGCAACGCAAGACTACTAAAGATCAGTTGGATGCCGCCGCAAAGGCAGATCAACTTGAGATTGAGAAGCAACGGATTGAGGCACAAAAAGAAATTGCAGGTATGCAAGTTGGTGCCAAAGCCGCAAAAGACAAAGCCGACCTTGAATCTAAGATGGAGTTAGAGGGTATAAGGCTTGGCTCACAAATCGCTCAACAAAGGGCGCAAGGTTCTAAACCTCCAAAGAAAGGCAGTGAATGAGTAACGACATACTCAAGTATCTTTCAGACAAGATACAAGAGGAAATGAAGGTAATCGAGCAAGATATGGCAAGAGGCGCGGCTAAAGACTTTAGCGAGTACAGACACTCTGCTGGGGTCTATCGTGGTCTTCTTATAGCCAACAACTTAATTATTGAAACCGCAGAAAGGATGGAAAAAGACGATGACTGAACTTGCCATCGCTACAAAAGAAGGTGAAGTAAGTACTCTGCCAGACACAGACGAACGCAAAGCCAAGCAGTTACCGGATCCTTCGGGATACCGCATTTTGTGTGGAATTCCTAATATCGAAGAGCAGTATGAAAGCGGGATTCTTAAATCTGACCTGACTCTCCAGCACGAAGAACTACTCACAACGGTTCTTTTTGTAGTCAAAATGGGGCCAGATTGCTATAAGGACGCCGCAAGGTTCCCAAGTGGGCCTTGGTGTAAGGAAGGGGACTTTATTCTCGTGCGCCCCCACGCAGGTACGCGACTGAAGATTCATGGTCGTGAGTTCCGCATCATCAACGATGATTCTGTCGAGGGAGTAGTTGAAGACCCCCGTGGAATCAGCCGCAAATAGGAGTAAGACATGCCGCTACCAAAAGAAGCAGAAGGAAAGCCTGAATTTGAGTTTGAAATAGAGGGCGAAGAAAAAGAAGTTGCTGCACCGCAACAAGAAACTAAGGAGGCTAAGGGAAAACCCGAGGTTGACATCGAAGTTCAGGATGACACGCCGGAGGAAGACCGAGGCAGGACGCCACTTCCCAAGGAAATTGTCGAAGAATTAGAGGCAGACGAGTTAGAAGAGTATTCCGACAAGGTAAAAACTCGCCTAAAGCAGATGAAAAAGGTTTGGCACGATGAGCGCCGAGCCAAAGAAGCCGCTTTCCGTGAGCAGCAAGAGGCTCTTACTCTTGCACAGCAAACAATTGAAGAGAACAAACGCCTGAAATCGAGGTTGTCTGAGGGGGAGAAATCCTTCCTTGATACAGCCAGAGGGGCAGCAGAACTTGAGATGGAGATGGCTAAACGTGCCTACAAAGAGGCATATGAGGCCGGGGATTCCGACAAGGTGGTAGAGGCGCAAGCCAAACTATCAGAGGTAAACTTTAAACTTCAGCGTATAAAAGACTACAGACCCTCTTTACAAACGCCGGAAATTGAAGTAAATAGTAACCAGCAACAACAGGTACAAGTGCCTCGTCCCGACCAAAAGACGCTTGCGTGGCAAGAGCGCAATACGTGGTTTGGTGTAGACGAGGAAATGACAAGCCTAGCACTTGGCTTGCACCAGAAATTAGAGAAACAGTACGGCAAAGGCTTTGTAGGTACTGACGAATATTGGGATCGTGTGGACACAACCATACGAAAACGCTTCCCCGAACAATTCGAGGAAGAAGAAGTTAAAACGACTAACGGGGGCGGCAAGCCCGTTACGCGCACTGATCGACCTGCCACAGTGGTTGCTCCGGCATCGCGTAGCACATCCTCCAAAAAGATAGTGCTGAAACAGTCGCAACTAAATATTGCGAAACGATTAGGTTTAACCCCTGAGCAATATGCTCGGGAATACGCAAAAACTATGGAGAACTAACATGGCAGAAAACAGACTTGCACGCGAACTTCAAAACCGTACACAGACCGAGCGCCCAAAGGCATGGCAACCAGCATCAACGCTGCCTGAGCCAGATAAGGAACCCGGTTATGCGTATAGGTGGGTACGTGTTTCAACCTTAAGTCAGGCAGACCCACGCAATATTTCCGCAAAACTGCGGGAAGGCTGGGAGCCGGTAAGGATTGAAGAACAGCCCAAGTTCCAGATGTTAATAGACCCCAACAGTCGTTTTAAGGACAACATTGAGGTCGCAGGATTGTTGCTTTGCAAGGCCCCTGAAGAATTTATGGATCAACGGAAAGAGCACTTTTCGAAGAAAAATAGAGATCAGATGGAGTCTGTAGACAATAACTTTATGAGAGAGAACGACCCAAGGATGCCGCTCTTTAGGGAGAGAAAATCCACAACGTCGTTTGGAAATGGTAAATAACCTTTTAGGAGTTTAATATGGCTTATCCAACCGTATCTGCTCCGTATGGCCTGAAGCCCGTTAATTTAATTGGCGGTCAGGTTTTTGCGGGGTCAACTCGCCTAATGCAAATTGCAACGTCGAATAATGTCGGCTATGCAACGAACATTTTTTATGGCGATTTAGTAAAGCGTGTGACTGATGGAACGATTGAAAAGGACGCAGGAACCACCACGGCAACACCATGTGGCGTATTTCTGGGATGTACCTTTACCAATGCTGCTACCGGTCAAGTTCAGATTCAACAGTTTTACCCTGCTAGTCAGGCAGTAGCGGCAGGCACTAAGATTTTTGCCTATGTTGCTGATGATCCTGACACGTTGTTTCAAGTGGTTTCCTGTTCCTCTGGCACTACTGTTGCCGCAATGGGCATTGCCGCAATTGGCACGAACATTGAATTAATTCAAAACGCTGGGTCTACCATCACTGGTAACTCCGCTGTGGCGATTAATGAAGGAACTCAAACCACCACAAGTTCTCTACCCATCCGTATTATTGATGTGGTCAGAGAGACAGCAACCGGCGCTGACGCATTCGTCGAGTTTATCGTTAAGATAAATATCGGGACGCATCAGTACACCAACTCAACTGGCATTTAAGGAGCGACTAAATGGCTATTTCTCGTGCCCAACTACTGAAAGAGTTGCTCCCGGGCTTAAACGCTTTGTTTGGCTTGGAGTATGCTCAATACGGTGAAGAACACAAAGAGATTTTTGAAACTGAGACCTCTGAGCGTTCTTTTGAAGAAGAAACAAAACTGTCGGGCTTTTCTGCTGCGCCGGTCAAAAACGAAGGTTCTGCCATCGCTTATGACAACGCACAGGAAGCGTTTTCTGCTCGATACAACCACGAAACCATTGCACTAGGGTTTTCCCTAACAGAAGAGGCAATTGAGGACAACCTCTATGACTCCCTGTCTAGTCGATACACTAAGGCTCTGGCTCGTGCTATGGCTTACACCAAGCAGACTAAGGCTGCTGCAATTCTGAACAACGGCTTCAACTCCTCCTTCCCGGGTGGTGATGGCGTCGAACTGTTCTCAACTGCACACCCCCTAGTTTCTGGTGGAACCAACTCCAACGAGCCTTCCACCCCTGCTGACCTGAATGAGACCTCCCTTGAGGCTGCTGTTATTCAGATCGCTGCTTGGACGGACGAGCGTGGCCTGCTGATTGCTGCAAAGCCCCGTAAGTTGGTTGTTCCTCCCAGCCTGATGTTCGTTGCAACCCGCCTCTTGGAGACTGAACTCCGTGTTGGTACGGCTGATAACGACATCAACGCTCTGAAGAACAACGGTTCTATCCCAGAGGGTTACACTGTTAACCACTATCTGACGGATACCGATGCTTGGTTCTTGTGCACTGACGTACCTAACGGTCTGAAGCACTTTGTTCGTACCCCGATGGCAACATCGATGGACGGCGACTTCGACACAGGCAACGTCCGTTACAAGGCCCGTGAGCGTTATTCGTTTGGCTTCTCAGATCCATTAGGAATGTTTGGATCGCCCGGAGCGTAATGTTGTGAGGGAGGGGGGTTGCAAAATCCCCCTCTTGTTGTATTCTGTGGGAACTAGGATTTTTACTCTTATCGACTGACCTAGCAGACTTAGTAGAGACGATAAGAGGAAGTGCTACTACACGAAAGGTCTATCATGGCACGTACTACTTTTTCAGGCCCAGTTCGGGCTGGTTATCAGGGCGGTAATGCGGATCCACAAAATCCAGTAACCCCCACTACTATTAATGCTGGTGAGGTCATTGAAGTTGATCAAGGCACCGGCGCTTACGGTTTCTATGCTCGTGTCGAACCCACTGTTGGGTTTGGCTCTAGCACTTATCTCACCCCCGGTGAGGCTTATGGCATGTTCGGACGCACTCAAACTGGTGCTCCGTTTGCAACACTTCCCTCAACCAACTTCAATCACATGGCTGGTGTCGTTGGTAATTTTGCTGCTATTGGCACCTACTCTAACAACGGCCTGATGGCTGGTGTAATGGGTATTATTAATACCAACACCTTGTCTGGCGACGCTGCTGTTATGGCGTTTATGGCTGGTGATTCCGGTGTAACTACCGCTCGTTGCGCCTTCGGTGTTGCAATGGCTCAAACTACCGGTGGTTCAGGCTTTGAATTTGGCCTTGACCTAAAGATGCAAGATCCGGTTCTTGACGGTGGTGGCCCTTCTAGCGTTATTCCCTACACCAAAGCCAACATCCGTATGGAAGACGACGTTGTAGTTATGGTTGATGCTGGTGCTCCGGTTAATGGCACTACGGGTGACAACTTTGCTGGTACGGGTTCCCTGTATGTTGATTCAACGGCTGGTGTTCTGTATATCAACACGGGTGCTATCTCCAACCCAACTTGGGTTGTTGTTGGTACTCAGACCTAATGCTGACTCATAAAGACCCAGAGGTTCAGGTAATGCTTGAACTTCTGGAATCCCAACGAGATCATGTTATGGGCCTAGTGGCTGCTCAAACAAAGCAAATTTTGGAATTAAAAGCCAAACTTGCTAAGTTAGAAACCACAGATACGGAGAACCAAAATGGCATCAATGCAATATGACGTACTAGCGACTAAACCGTTAACGTCTACAGGTGATTTTAAAGATCAGAACAACAACGACATTAATCGTTCTCGTATTAAGACGATATATGCTGTTTGCGGCGCCAGCGCCGGTTCTGTAGTTGTTCGTGAGGGCGGTTCAGGTGGCGATATTGTTATTACCGTTAATACACCAGCCCTTGCGGATACCGGATATGTAATGATCCCAATGCCGGGTGAAGGCATTTTGATTAAAACCGGAACCCTGCACGGAACCATCACTAACACCGCTTCTGTAGTATTGATCTACGGGTGATGTAATGGCTGATCTTGATCTTCAAGAGTTAATACAGCACGGCCTAAAAGGCACTAGCCCTAAAGCAGAAGCAAAAGTGGTTAGGGCAGAGGTGTCTCCGCAAATGGGGCTTTTTGGTGAAGAACCAGAAGAACCTAAAAAGGCTAAACGCGAAACTGGCAAAAGAGAAACTGCAAAAGCCGAAAAGCCCGTAGTTCAAGCCGATATGTTTGAAAAAGACTTTAAAGAACTTAAACGGGCTGAAGCCGAAAAAAAGGCTAAAGAGCGGCAAAAATTGGAAGAGCGACCCCTGCCTAAGCACCATCGTATGCCAAGTGGTGGCGGTGGTGGTATGAAGCCAGATACAGATATTACGGCTTCTAAAAAATTGCCTAAGATGGCTAAAGGTGGGTCTGTATCTTCCGCCTCTAAACGGGCCGACGGTATTGCTCAACGTGGTAAAACTAAGGGACGGATGCTGTAATGGCTAAGACTCCTGCATGGCAGCGCAAAGAAGGAAAGAACCCAAAAGGTGGGCTAAACGCTAAGGGGCGGGCATCGTACAACGCTGCCAATCCCGGCAAGCCCGGCCTAAAGGCTCCTCAACCAGAAGGCGGCGCACGCAAGAAGTCGTTCTGTGCCCGTATGACAGGTATGAAAAAGAAGTTAACTAGCGCCAAAACCGCTAACGATCCAAACAGCCGTATCAACAAGAGCCTACGGGCGTGGAAGTGCTGATATGGAAATGATGCTTTGGAATACTTTGCTAACGGCGCTGATAGGTGTTTTGGCCTATATCGGGCATGAGAAGATATCTGAGTTACAGCGTTTAAACCTTTTGATTAACAAAACTAGAGAAGAGGTGGCCCGTGATAACGTCACTCAAGCAGAAATGGACAAGTTTGTGGAGCACATTGACCAGCGCTTTAACAAACTTGAAGCAAAAATTGATCTCCTTATGCAAAAGGGGTAAGAAATGAAAAAGGTAAAACGGTTTCAAGAAGGTGGTTACGAGGACACCGACGATTACAAAAATTTGATGAAGGCTCAGGCTAGGGAAGATGCTAACGCTGCTGAACCCGGTACAGAAACAACGCCTGAGTTTATGAAGAGGACTGGCACAAAAGCCAACCCACCCATGTCCCGTACTTTTACGTCTAAAGGCCCAATTGTTACTAAAGAGCAAATGAAAAAGGCCGGTTTTGATAATCTTAGAGATTATCTTAATGCTGAAAGAGGGTTGACTCGTAGAAGTGATGCCCCTTCAGTTGCTAAAAGTGAAAGTAAAAAGTCAGAAAAAACAGAGAAAGCAGAACCTAGTGATCGCTCTGTTGCAAAAGCAGAAGGTTCGTTTTCAGATAGGCAAGCCTATAAACGTGCTACTAAAGAAACACAAGCCGACGAAAAACGTAAAGCAATGGGTATGAAAAAAGGAGGTTCAGTTGGTTCGGCTTCTAAGCGTGCTGATGGTATTGCTACTCGTGGCAAAACCCGTGGACGGATGGTGTAGCGTGGATCCTATTAAGGCTCTTAGCATCTTATCTACTTTGATACCCAAGCCTGTAAAGCAACCTTCGCCTTTTGCAAAAGAGGAAAAGAAGGAAGACAAAAAGGAAGAGAAGAAGGAAGAGCCTAAGTCTGAGCCAGAAAAGAAACGCTCTGGTGGAGTAGTTGGTTCGGCTTCTAAACGGGCTGATGGCTGTGCCCAGCGTGGTAAGACTAAGGGAAGGATGGTTTGATATGGGTTTAAAAATGCATGATATTTCACCTTTAGCCGCGATGATTTCCGGTAAGGGTGGTATGGGTAAAGCCATGCGTCAAGGGTTTGGTGGAATAGCCCCAATGATGATTGCCCGTAGTGGGTATAAAGATGAGGAAGAAGAGCGTCGAGCACAGGAACAAGCCGCTGCCGAACAAGCCGCTGCCCAAGGTATGAAAAAGGGCGGCAAGGTAAAAATGTCCTCTGCTTCCAAACGGGCCGACGGTATTGCTATGAAGGGTAAAACGAAAGGCCGGATCGTTTAATGTATTTGACAAGCAACATTCCGTATTTCAAATGTTGGGTTAGAAAAGAGTTTACAAATGGGCATCAGGGGTATCACGGGGAATATGTACACGCATTAGCAGTAGCAGTAACGACCATTCCTGATAGGTGCCTTAGTTTTCAAGTCATATTTACTGGGTGTGAAGCAGATGATGGCAGTCAACCAAATGTACATGGCGGTGCGATGTGGGCAAGGATGCCGATTACCGCTTTGGTTGGGGACATACCGCTTGAGCAATGGCCTGAGCGTATGCAAACCCATCTGGCACAGCCTTGGGACTGTAATTCATATAACCACGGGATTATTAATATTGCTAGGGCACAACCTTCTCCGTGGCTTTGTAAGATCAATAACGAGTTTCACACCGGGCGGTATCTGTTCACGGTTGATTATGCTGAGAGCGAGGTTTCAGAAGACCCGTCCCAGCACAAGCAAAGCCATGTACTTATACTGACTGATGCAGGAAAATGGACGGGAAACATAGTGGCATTACCGAATAATCGAGTGCGAGTTACCAGCCCAGCGTATTGGGTTACTGGGCAAGGAGCGCCTGATTTTAAACCCAGCCAATGGATTCATTGTGCAGAGCAGGATGATTCGTACATGGATCCAGAGGTTACTTTTAATAACCTGTATAAGGAGTCTAAGAAATGATGAAGTCCAAGATGATGGCTGGTGGCGGGATGATGAAAAAGATGGCCTCTGGCGGTATGCCGATGGTTATGAAGGACGGCAAAAAGATTCCCGCATTTGCGGCTGACGGCGAAGGCAAGATGGCTAAAGGTGGTATGGCTAAAGTCAAGATGATGGCAGGCGGCGGCATGATGAAAAAAGGCTATGCCTCTGGCGGCATGATGTCCAAGATGAAAACTAGCGGCGGTGCTTCTAGCGCCTCCAAGCGAGCCGACGGAGTTGCTATGAAAGGCAAAACTAAGGGCAAACTGCTTGCTAAGGGTGGCATGACCAAATGAGACCCAGCCGTGGGATGGGGATAATTAACCCCTCTAAGATGCCAAACGCTAAGACGATCAAGCGGAAAGACAAACCGCAGGACGTTGAGATGTTTGCCAAAGGTGGTGAGTCCAAGGTAAACGAGGCTGGTAATTACACCAAACCCGGTATGCGTAAGTCTATATTTGAACGTATCAAGGCTGGTGGTAAAGGGGGTGCTCCGGGTCAATGGAGTGCCCGTAAGGCTCAGATGATGGCTTTGCAGTATAAGAAGGCCGGTGGAGGCTACCGTGATTGAGTTTGTCCAAAAACAAATTGAGATTTCTGAGCGTCTATTTGATTTGATGCTAAAAGACCACAAAGAGCGCATGAATGGTATCGCTGTTTGGGCCGAGATGAACGCC